AGCTTTTGTTATTTTAGATTTAGAAACTCCAATATATTTTTCATTATTATATTTTTTTAAAATAAATTCTTTCATAATATTTGTAAATTCTAGGCTATAACTTGTAGAGTCAGTTCTTAAATAAGTGATATAACCTAGTTCATATAATTTTTGACAAATTTTCATTGTTTCTTTGGAAGAAAGATTACTTTTTTGTAATAAAAGAGAAGTAGTAAAAGGATTAGGTGGGTTTCTCTCTAATTTACCCATTTTAGAAATTATAATATTATGTGAATGAATATAACTTTGTTCTAAAAATGTTAAAATTTCTTCTTTAGTTTCATATTGTTTATTTAGTTCAAATAAAGTGAATAAATTTGTAAAATTTGCTTGAATAGAATATAACATTTTTTCAGAATTATTATATGTTTCTCTCAATAATTTGTTTTCATAAATTAATTTTAAAGTTGGAGTTTGACAACGACCTGCAGAAATTATTTGTTTTGAGTGATATGGTATTTTTTCCCATAAATAAGGACTTAACATATATCCAATCATTAAATCAATAATTTGTCTTGCTTGTTGAGAGAAAACAAGATTCATATTTATTCTTTCAGGATTATGAATAGCTCTCAAAATAGCATTTTCAGTAATTTCACTAAATTTTATTCTTTTTGTTTCTTGTAAAGAGAGAGAAAATAAATCACATATATGCCAAGCAATTGCCTCCCCTTCACGGTCATCATCTGTAGCCAAAATAACTTCTTCAGCAGAATTAATTTCTTTTTTTATCATTTTTATTTGTTGTTTCTTTTTTTCAATATTAGAATAAGTTACATGAAATGTTTCCAGATTTATTTGAGAGAGAGAAGTCAATTCTCTCAAATGACCGTATGTAGCAATTACTTTATAACCACATCCTAAATATTCTTCTATTTTTTTACATTTAGTAGGAGATTCAACTATAACTAATGTTTTTAAAAATTTCATGTGATTATATAAGCTCATAATTATATATAATAATTAATATATAAATAATTATTATAAATACTATATTATAATGAACCAAGAAGAATCTGAATATATTATTTATACAAAAAGTGGATGTTCTTTTTGTATAAAATTAAAAGAGTTTTTAAGAAAAGAAGGAAAAACATTTTCAGAAAAAAATTGTGATGATATTTTGAAGAATGAATATAATAAAAATCATTTTTTAAATTGGGTAAAAACTACTACTAATAAAAATTGGAAAACATTTCCGATTGTATTTAGATATAATGATTTTATTGGAGGTTATACAGAAACAGCTGATTATATTAATCGTCAAAATGCTTTCGAACATAGTTATGAGTTATATTGACTTTTCCATTGTTTCCATTGAATTTGAATCGGAGTTATAGTAGCTTCTTTAACTTCTGAATTATATAATTTATCCAATTTTTCAGATTTTTTAAGAGCACTATCAATATATATTTCTTTTAACAACTTACCAATCATAAATGATCCTTCATGTTGATCTAATTCTTCATTTTCAATTTTAGATAATATTTCTAAAAAAGTAAATAATAAAGAAATATCAATTTCATCATTTTTAACTCTATTATAAATATCAGTATAATATATAAATAAAAAATTACATTCACTTATGGCTTGATTTGTTAGTTCATCTTTATCTTTAATTTGTTCTTTTAATAATAATAATTTTTCAATATCTTTTTTTATAATTTTGCTATGTTTTAAATTTCTAATATGTTGTGTTTGATCTTCTACATCATTCATTTTAATTAATTGCTGTAATTGAAGTTTTTCATTTTCATTCATAATATAATTATTATAAATAATTATATTATTTAACTAATATATGAGTGATACTGTTACTAATCCAGTGATAGCAAAACTGCAAAATTCTCCTCCAAATGCATCAGCAACACAACCATCAATGAACTCAAATAAAATACTAACTAAAGGTGGTAAAAGAAAAAGAAGAAGACTATTAGGTGGAAATACAGTTTCTGTAAATAATACTCCAACAACTGTTGTTTCACCAGAAATAAAAAATATGTATCAACAAGTAAATCAAGCACAAGTCACAAATTCAGTCCAAAGTATGACGGATGGAGGTAGTAGAAAAAGAAAGAGTAGAAGAAGAAGAAAGAGTAGAAGAAGGAGAAGAAGTAGAAGAAGTATATAATAAAAGAATAAATATTGATTATAATATGTTAGGAGAAATATTATTATTTTTATTTGTAACTATATGGACGATTATATTAATATATATACCAGTTTTGTTTGGAATGGTTGATAATGTAAAAGAAAATTGGGATGATTATAGATGTAGTCCAACTATTATGCCAATATCTGGTTATATTAATAAAGAAGATAACTTATCTGTTTCGGAAGCAACACAAAAAAATTTTGAATATTGTACGGGAGCTATTTCTGGAAGTTTTATGGAAGAGTTATTAAAACCAATTAATTATATCAATAGTGGATTATTAAATTTAGGTAGCGATATTATAGTAAATTTACAATCTATTAGAGAAGTAGTTGACAATATTAGAAATGCTATAACTACAATTGTTATAACTCTTATAATGATGGTTATTAAATTTATACTTGGAATAATAATATATATGTTAAAGACATATTCAATTTTTGGTAAATTAGTTGGTAGTGGTTTTCTCATAACAAATGGTCTAAAATCAGGAATGTTAACATTAGGTTCAGCTTGGAACGGACAACCAGGACAATTTGTTAGAAATATCGCAAAAGTAGCATAATATGTATGAATATAAATATATATATTATGTCATCTACAATTAAAGATAGTAAAAAGTATATTTACGATTTATATGAAAAATCTAGTTATTTAGATATAAATTCTCCTTTTATTATAAGTTTTGTTGTTTTAATTTTATTTTTAATATTTTTTATTAGTTATATACAAGTAGTAATTAATACTATTCCAATAAAAGAAGATTGGGATAATCAACGATGTAATCCAACTGTAATGCCTTTTGCTGGATTAATTAATAAACCAAACGATAAATCACTTTTAGAATATACAAGTGAGAATTATAATCAATGTATGAAAAATATTGTAAAAGATGTAACTGATTATCAATTAACACCATTTTATTATATATTATCTAAAATAACTGAATTATTTAGTAGTTTTTTAGTTATTATACAATCTATTCGTGGAATTATTGATTTTATAAGAGAACAATTTAAATTATTTACTTTATTTGTTTTATTAAAAGTTTCAAATGTAAATATTAGTTTTCAAAAATTATTAAATAAATTATTAAATATAATTGGTAAATTTCTTAGTATATTTAAAATAGGAGCATATACTTTGAATGCGGGATTGTATTTATCACAATCTTTAACTGGTGTTGTATTAAAAGGGGTGATGCATATAATTATAGGAATTGGTATAGTTATTCAATTAATGTTGGCTACTTTTTTATATATACCTGCAGCAATATTAACTTTACCTTATCTTGCTCTTGCAATTGGAGATGCATTAATAACACAACTATTAGCTAATGTATTAAGAATTAAATTAAGTTAAAATAATAGATTTAGGATTTTTTATTATCTAATAAATATGTATAATGAAAATAAATTATGAAATGATAATTATAATTATTTTATTAATTTTATTATTTTTTCCTATATTTTTTTATGTTAAAAAATCACCTTATTTATTAATTGAAAATTTTAAAAATAAAAAAAATGATGAATTTTCCTCTTTATTGTTTAAAAATACTGCGTTTAAACCGGAATGTTGTCCTAATACTTATTCAAATAGTATGGGATGTGCTTGTATGTCTACAAAACAATATAACTATTTAGAAAATCGTGGAGGAAATAATGTTCCATATAGTGAATACTAAAATGTTAACAAACATTTTTTACAATAACATATTTTTTGAGATTTATCTAATGAAATATCTATATCATCATATTCATATTCATGATCACAATATTCTCTTAAATTTTCTTCTAATAATTTAGTTAATTCATTTATTTTTTTAATTATATCATAACTATTTAACATTACTTTTTTTTTATTTAAATATTTATATAATTCCAAATAAATGTTTTCTTTATATTCTTCATTCATTTAAATATTTATTTAATAAATATTTAAACCCTTTATATTATAACAGATTTTTTATATAATTATCACTTATTTCATTTAACTCATTATCATCTTTATCATTGTTATCATATCTATTAAAATATTCTTTATTTCTAACATTTTTATGATGTACTGCATCATTTCTAGTCATTTTAACTCTTGTAAAATAATCTAATGATTGAATCGCATAATGATTTAAATTTAAAAAAGAATTTTTTAATATATATTCATTTATAACACAAAATGACATATTTTTATGTATAATATTTCTATTATTTTTATGAAATGGTGTAATAAAATTATAATAATTATTAAATCCTTGAATCATTTTATGCGAATGTATATCAAGTCTTAATAAATATTTTGTTTTTGCTATACATTTTGTATAAGTATATACATATTTATTTTCTTTCATCGTAATTCCATTCACACATTTTTCTTTATTATAATCAAATCTTTTTGTAAATGTTTTTATTACACTTTCTGGTTGTTTTTTATCTATTGTATTATAACCATTTGAACCAAACATTTTCCATGGAATAAAAATTTGTGATATATGTTTATAATTATTTATATATTGTAAATAACCACTTATTTTTTTAAAACCATTCTTAGCATATATAAATTCATCTAAATCACATATGATTACCCATTTATATTTTTTACATATATTTAAAAAATATTTATTATATAATTCTGTTTGTGAATGAGGTTTACTATCTTTTACTAAATAAATTATTTTATTTTTTATATATGGCTCTATTATAGGAAAATAATTATCTGTACTTCCATTATCTATTAACAAAAATTGTTGGACTCCCTGATTTAAATAATGATTTACCCATTCTTTTATTATATGTGATTCATTTTTGAATATTGCTATCAAACATAAATTCATATTTATAATATATTATAAAAATTATACATATTTTCCTTTTATTGATCTTATATTATTACTTCTTCTAAATAAAATATTGTATAAATTATAATACTATTTACCATAATAAAAGTATAACTATAAATAATTTTTATATAGATAAGACTATATAAAAATTGGTGTAAAATATATTGACATATATTATATATATAAATTTTTATAAAGAGTATTTTCTTCTCTCTTTATTAGTTTATCTACAATATCTTTTGTTACTTTAAATGGAAATGTAACTTTAATAGTCAAATCTTTTTCAAATAAATTCTTATCTGGTTTCATCAAACGAAATAAATTTAATTTTGTATGGATAATTTCAAAACATCGTTTCAAATTACGCACACCATTTTCATTAGAACAAAAATTTTCAATAATATACTGCAAAGTATCATCTTGTATAATAATATCTTCATTCTTAAAAGAAACTTGTTCTCTTATTTTTGGTAACAAATATTGTTTACTTATAATTGTCTTTTGTTTCATATCATATCCATTTGTTTTAATACAATACATTCTATCTTTTAAAATTGGATTAACCTTTGATTCATCATTATAACTAAAAATAAAAATACATTTACTCAAATCAAAATCTATCTCTGAAAAATACTTGTCATGAAATTGACTATTTTGACTAGTATCTGTCAAATGTGTTAATATACTTACTATTTCTTCTCCTTTTGGAGTATCACTTATTTTATCCAACTCATCAAAGTAAATTACCGGATTCATTGTCTTACTATCAATTAATATTTGAATTATTTTTCCCCATGTACTACCTTCATATGTATATGAATGTCCTTCCAAAAAACTACTATCTGTTGCTCCACCCAAAGCTATAAAAGCAAATGGTCTATTTAAAATTTTACTAATTCCTTCTTTTACGAGAGAAGTTTTACCACTTCCAGGAGGACCATGTATTGCAATCGCTGTTCCAATTGATGAAGGATTCATTATTAACTGACCTAATATTTGCATAATTTGCATTTTTGCATCATTTAATCCATATACTGCATTATCCAAAGTTTGTTGAGCTTTTTCCATAAAATTATGACATTCTTCAATTCCATCTGTATATTTAATTGGTAAATTATCAAACTTACCAAATGGAATTCTCATAAATGTATCTACCCAATTTTTTATTTTACAATATTCACCTGATCCTGGATCCATATTACGGAGAGAAGCCATTTTTTTCATTGCAGTCACTTTAAAAATAACTGGAATATCTGATTCAATTAAAGATAATCTATATGGCTTATCTGTTGAAGTAATATTATTAATTTCTTTAATCTGCTTTATTACTTTCTTTTGTTCTTCTATATTTAATTTTACGAAATACTGATTATCATTCATCATATTTTTATTTTTAATAATTTTACGAAAAATTCTTTCATTCCTTTCTCTCTGTTTTTGTTCCCTTCTTTCACATTTTTCTTTTTCTTTTTTTATTTCATTTTTACATTCACGAATACAATTTAAAATTAATGGATTATTATATTTCTTTTTAATATTATTTAACTGTTTCAAAATATCATCATTTTTTACATTCTCATCATTTATTCCATTTTCTTCCATTAACTTTATTTTATTTATTATTTCTTCAACAACTTCTTTCCCATTTTTTTTATTTACATTTTTATTTATTTCTTCCTCACCCTCTTCTTCTTCTTCTTCTGATTCTTCTTCACTCTCTTCTTCTGAATCACTTACTTCATCATCTTCATTTTCTGTTTCATAATCTTCATCATCACTATCAAATTCATCATAATCTTCTAAATCTGGTAAATCATCTTTTTCATTTACTGTAAAAATAATATTAAATTTTTTCATTTCATCTATTCTTTTTTCTTTTTTTTGTGTAGATAAGTCTTGAACTTTTTCTTCCTCTTTTTTTACTTTTTCATTCATATATTTAGATGGAAACAACTTAGACAATAATTTTTTATATTCTAAATCATTTATTTCTTCATCTGATGAATTATCACCTCCATCATTTGGAGGAGATAATTTTTTATTGTTTGATCTTGTATTATACTTCTTTTTATCTGACATAACTTATTTATATTATAATATTATTTTAAATCTTAATATTGTAATTATATATGATGATAAATAATAACGAAAAAAAAAATAAAGAAAAATTTTCATTTGAAGAGAGAAAAAAAGAATCTAGTTTTCTTATGCAAAAAAATGAAAATTGTGTTCCAGTAATTTTTGAAAAAGGTTATAATTGTAAAACAATACAGTTTAAAAAATCAAGATTTATTGTTTCTCTCTACATTACAATCGGACAACTCATTTATATTATCAGAAATTATTATTCTATAGACCCTTTTGTATCTTTATTTTTATTTGTTAATGGTAATATTCCATCAAATTCTTGTCTAATAGTAGATCTATATAATAGAGAGAAAGATGAAGATGGATTTTTATATATTCAATATTTTACTGAAAATACATTTGGATAATTTATTTTATAATTATTAATATAAAGATTCCATTCAATTATTTCCTAATAGTATATATAAATAATAAAGAAGATGATTATTACTAAAATATATTTGGTTTTTCATAATTTTCTTAATATAAAAAATTGAATTAAATAATATAATTGTTAATCTAATAATATTGAAGAAATGGATTTAACTAAATTGTCTAAATTAGAACTTTTAGAAAAATGTAAAGAATATGGAATTAAAACATCTAAATCCAAAAATAAAAAACAATTAATTGAACTTATTAATAGTAAAAAACAATTATTAGAAACTATAGTTAATGATGATGTAAATATTGATAAAAATGAAATAAATCATACATATAATAATGATGGAATTATAATTTTAAATGCAGATTGTATGGTTGAACTAAATAAATTAGAAGATAATAGCATTGATTGTGTAATAACTGATCCACCATATTTTATTGATAAACTTGATAATAAATGGTCTTCAAGTAAAGTAAATAATGATGTAAAAAATAGTCATATTACACATTTACCAAAGGGTATGAAATTTGATAAGTCACAAGTAAAACAATTATATGACTATTATTTAGAATTGTCTAAATTATTATTTAAAAAAATGAAACCAGGAGCATATTTTCTGTCATTTTCATCACCAAGATTATATCATGCAACAGCAATGAGTTGTGAAATTGCTGGATTTGAAATAAGAGATATGATAAATTGGACTTACACACAAAGTATGCCAAAAGGTATGTCTGTATCTCATATAATAAAAAAAATGAAAATTACAGAAGAAGAAAAAAATAAATTGATAGATGAATATAAAGATTATAAAACTCCTCAAATTAGATCTTGTTTTGAACCAATTTGTGTAGCAATGAAACCTTTAGAAAATTTAACATTTATTCAAAATGAATTACAATTTAAAACAGGATTATTAAATTTTTCACAAAAAGTAGGAATAGATAATGATAGAGTTCCATCAAATATAATAACAACTGAAGAATATAATGAATGTTATGATAAAAACTTTTTAGTATCAAAGCCATCTAAAAGTGAAAAAGGAGAAAATAATATTCACATTACAGTTAAACCTCTTGCTTTAATAGAACATTTAATTAAATTATTTAGTAAAAAAGATTCACTTGTTGTTGACCCATTTTTAGGAAGTGGAACAACTGCTTTAGCATGTAAAAATACTGAAAGGAAATTTTTTGGAACTGAATTAAATAGTGAATACTATAATATTTGTTTAAATAGATGTAAATAATTTATCAAATATTTCTTTATAAGATATTATTTGTTCTCTTGTAAATTCTATTTCTTTTTTTTCAATCATACTTTTTAATTTATTTGGCATTGGATATTTCGTTAAAGTATCTATAAATATATAATTATCTCTATACTTACCCTGTATAGGTGGTTGCAATACTAAGTTATTTGTTGAGTTATCAGTTGAACCTGGATTTTTATGACCTAGTTGCCATAAAGAATTATCTACATCAATATAGTCTGATTTTATTGTTGACTTTATTTTATCAATTTCATCAAATTTTTTTTCTTCTGTTTCATCAAACTTAAAATTTTTTCTCATTTTATGTTTATTTGACAAACAATATGGGTAAATAATATAAAGTTTCCCTCTTTCAATTCCACTATTAGTTTGAATACCCCATTGACTATGTTTATTAAATAATTGAATACTATCTTTTGTAATTATATTAAATTTTTTAACAAATTTATCACAAACATCTCTGTTCCAATAGAAATATTTATATTTTAACATTACAGATAATGCTTTACCATTTCCAGTAGTAATATTTGGCGGATTTAGATTATTATTTAAACAAAACTCATTAAATTCGTCTGGATATTTATTTGGTAATTCAGTTATTAAATCTAAATTAATTAAATTATAATTGCAAGATTCTTTGTTTGACTTTATCATTTTGATTGTTGTCATTTTTTTAATACTAAAAAATGTTTCAATTTTTATTATATTTTATAAATTTATTTTATTACATAATAGTATTTGATAATACTATTATGTTTTTTCATTAAATGAGATATATTTATATAAAAATAAAATTGATTATAACAATCTAAATAATAATTGTCTAATATAAGAAGAAAGAATGTCGCTAAACAAATTAAACCCAAGTAAAATAATTGGTATCCAATTTAGTATTCTTTCTCCCGAAGAAATTCGGAATAGTTCTGTTGCTGAAATAACATCTCGTGATACATATGTAAATAATAAACCTGTTATTGGAGGATTATTTGATCCAAGAATGGGTGTATTAGAACCAGGAATGATTTGTCCTACTGATGGTTTAGATTATATGAATACTCCTGGATATTTCGGTCATATTGAATTATCTAGACCTGTATTCTATATTCAATATCTAAATACAATTATTAAAGTTTTACGATGTGTATGTTTTAAATGCAGTAAACTATTAATTAATAAAAAGAAATACCGACAAGCTCTTAAACTTATCGGAGATAATAGATGGAAATATGTTTTCACTATTGCTAGTAAAAAGCATTATTGTGGTGAAGATAATGAAGATGGATGTGGTTGTCTTCAACCACAAAAAATAAGAAAAGAAGGTTTTGCTACTATATTAGCTGAATGGAAACAAAGTGCTACTAGTGAAACTATTGGAATTAAATTAACTGCTGAAATGATTTTAAAAATTTTTAAAAGAATATCAGATGAAGATGTGAATTTCATGGGTTTTAATCCTATTTGGAGCCGTCCTGATTGGATGATTTGTCAAGTAATGGCAGTTCCTCCTCCTGCTGTAAGGCCATCTGTAAAACATGATTCTTCTCAGAGAAGTGAAGATGATTTAAGTCATAACTTATGCAATATTATTAAGACAAATAACTCTTTACAAGAAAAAATACAAAATAATGCTTCTGAAAATATTATAGAAGATTGGACGACTCTTTTACAATATTTTATTGCTACACAAGTTGATAATAAATTGCCTGGTGTTGCCTCTGTCGCACAACGATCTGGAAGACCTTTGAAAACTATCAAAGATAGATTGAGTGGTAAAGGTGGACGCATGAGAGGAAATCTTATGGCAAAACGCGTTGATTTTAGTGCTCGGTCAGTTATCACTGCTGATCCAAATATTTCTATTCGCGAATTAGGTATTCCTATGAAAATCGCAAAAAATATTACAAAACCAGTTATTGTGAATGAGAGAAATAGAGCTTTTCTCACAAAACTCGTCCAAAACGGACCTGATATTCACCCTGGTGCAAAAATTATGGAAAAAAAAAATGGTGATTCTATTTCTTTAAGATATTTAGACAGAACTAATATTGTTTTGGAAGATGGTGACATCATTCATCGTCATATGATGGATGGTGATATGATTCTTTTCAATCGTCAACCTACCCTTCATAGAATGTCTATGATGGGACATGTCGCAGTTATTATGAAACAAGGTGACACTTTCAGAATGAATGTCGCTGACACAAAGCCATACAATGCGGATTTTGATGGGGATAGACAAATAATGTAAATGCATTTTGTCCCCAACAGGAGGCGTGAAAAGCGTGTTACCTCCTAGTTAAACGAGTTGATAAAATTGAAATATAATTCCTTTGCTTCTTCTAATTAAAACATTATGGACACTACAAGAATTGAAAGTATTTGTAATAAAATTTTAGATAATCCAACCGAAAGATATTGTGAAATATATAAAATTACAAATATAAAAAATAATAAAATATATATTGGACAATGTGTCTCTCATATTCTAAATCATAAAAGATATAGACCATACGGTCATAAGAAACGGTTTAATACTCATGTATCAGAAGCATTTTCACAAAAAAAGAACCAATCATATTATTTAAATAATGCTATTAAAAAACATGGCGTTGAAAATTTTATGGTTGAAATTCTTGAATATTGTGAATTAAATCAGTCTGATGATCGTGAGTTATATTATATTACAAATTTAAATAGTTTATTTCCAAATGGATACAACTTGAAAAACGGAGGATCTGTATTTATACATACAGATGAAAGTAAGAAGAAAGTATCCGATGGAGTAGTAAATTATTATAAAGATAAAAAATTTGATAAATTTAAAAATATTAAATATATTGATGATAATATAGAACAATATATCAAACCGTTAAGAAGACATAATGAACAATACGGTTGGTATGTATATATTAATAGAATAAAAACTGATTTTGGTGGTGTCCATATTTCATTAGAAGAAAGCAAACAAAAAGCAAAGGAATTTATTTCTATTTTAAAAACTCGTTTAGCAACGTAACCAAATTGCTGGAAGTTCCTGAGAGCCTTTACTACCACTCATTTTTGGAAACATTTATGAGGAACTCGTTTAATTGACGAACCCAATGGTAATAACGTAAAGGATTGGATAATCAGCAGCCAAGCCCCTAACCTCGTATTCATCCAAAACGGTTGAAAAATGGTAAGAGTATGGGGAAGGTTCAGAGACTAGATGATTACGGCTCATAAATGATGGTCTAACCAACCTGATATGGGACAAGGTATAGTCCGGCCATTTGGGAAACCATTTGGATTCATGGAAATGAATTTACATATGCCTCAAGATATAGAAGCCGAAATTGAATTAAGAAATTTAGCTGCTGTCCCTTACCAAATAATTAGTCCTGCTAATAATTCTCCTATCATTGGTATTTATCAAGATTCTATGTTAGGTTGTAATCGTTTTACAAGAAAAGGTATTTCATTTAATCCAAGAGATGCAATGAATTTATTAATGATGTTTCCTAGAATTGATGAGAGAAAATTAAGTATCCAAATGGAAACAGGCATTGTTACCAATTTTGAAATATTATCCCAAATTCTTCCTCCTTTATCATTAAAATATGCTACTAAATTATTCAAAGATGAAGATAGAGAAACATCTAATAATATTCTTGAAATTAAAAATGGAGAATATCTTCGCGGTCAAATGGAAAAAGGTGTTTTGGGTGGTGGATCAAAAAGTTTGATTCAACGAGTTTGTAATGATTTTGGTAACTTTGCTGCATCCAATTTTATTGATGATTTACAAAATATTATTACTGAATACATGAAATCAAGTGCGTATAGTGTTGGAATTGATGATTTGATTGCCAATGAAGATACTAAAAGAAAAATTATAGATGTTATTACTGGTAAGAAAGTTGAAGTCAAAAATTTAATAGATCAAACACAAATTGGAATATTTGAAAATAAAACAGGAAAAACAAATGAAGAAGAATTTGAAACACAAGTTAATAATATATTAAATAAAGCATCCAATGAAGCTGGTAAAATTGGATTAAATAGTTTGAGTCCAAATAATCGTTTCGTTATTATGGTAAATGCTGGTTCAAAAGGCAGTGAACTGAATATTTCTCAGATGATTTCTTGTCTAGGCCAACAAAATGTTGATGGTAAAAGAATTCCATACGGTTTCGACCATCGCACATTACCTCATTTTACAAAATTTGATGATAGTCCAGTTGCTCGTGGATTTGTAGAAAGTTCTTATATTAATGGATTATCTCCACAAGAATTGTTCTTTCATGCTATGGGTGGTCGTGTTGGTCTTATTGATACTGCTGTAAAGACTTCTACAACTGGATATATCCAAAGAAGATTGATTAAAGGATTGGAAGATTTGATGGTTTCGTATGATATGACTATACGAACAAATAAAAATAAAATAGTTCAATTCAGATATGGAGATGATGGGTTTGATACAGTAAAAGTTGAAAAACAAAGCATTTATTTAGTAAAAATGAGTATTCAAGATATATATTCTCATTATAATATTCCAAATGATAATTCTAGCACAAAATCATTAAAAGAAATTATGTTAAAAGATACATATACTAAATATAAGAGAGAATTAATAGAAACAAACAAGACATGTAAATATTATACTGATTTGATGATTAAAAAGAGAGATGAAATTATTAAATGTATATTTAAATATAAAGATGATACAGAATTGTATTGTCCGGTTGCATTCAGTTATATAATAAATAATGTTCAAAATCAGATGTGTATTAATTCAAATTCCAAAATAGATATTACTTTTCTAGAAGCATTCCAATTGATACAAACAGCATTAATAAATTTGGAAAAAATATATTATTCTCCTCCAAATGATCTATTCAAAACATTATTTTACTTCTTTCTTTCACCAAAAGAACTCTTATTTATTAAGCGTTTTAATAGAGAAGCATTAGTCGTGTTATTGAATAAAATTACACTTGACTATAAGAAGGCTATTGTTGCTCCAGGAGAAATGGTTGGAATTATTTCAGCACAAAGTATTGGTGAACCTACTACACAATTGACACTTAATACATTTCATTTTGCTGGAGTCTCTAGCAAGTCAAATGTTACGAGAGGTGTTCCAAGAATTGAAGAAATATTGTCATTATCATCTGATCCCAAAAATCCATCTTTAACAGTTTATCTGAAAGAGGAAGATGAGACGGATAGGGTTAAGGCACAAAGTATAATGTATACATTGGAATATACAAAAATGATTGATATTGTTTCTTCAATTGAGATATGTTTTGAACCGAATGATAGTGTAACGAATAGTTCTTGTTTTGATGACAATGAATTATTGGTACAATATAAGAAATTTCAAGATATGGTGGAAGAATGTGGTGGAACAGCAGGTGTATATGGAGAGAAATCAAAGTGGTTATTAAGAATGGTAATGAATGCGGAGTTAATGTTGGAAAAGAACATTACAATGGATGATATAAATTTTACATTAAAAAATAGTTTTAGTAATGATATTTCATGTATATTTTCAGATTATAATTCAGATAATCTAATATTCAGAATTAGATTAAATAATGTTGGTTCTTCATTAAAACAGGCAGGAAAGATTGGAATAAAATCTAAGACAATTGAACCATTAGATCAAAACGACCAGATATATAAATTGAAGAATTTTCAAGAACAAATATTATCTAATACAATTATTAGAGGAATAAAGAATATAAATAAAGTGATTTTAAGAAAAATTAAAGATACAGTTTCAGAACAATCTGGAATATATAAAAAGAGAGATATATGGGTTTTGGATACAATTGGAAGTAATTTATTGGATGTATTGGCTTTGGATTCTATTGATTACAAAAGAACATTTAGTAATGATATCATGGAAGTGTATAATGTCTTTGGAATTGAAGCCGCAAGACAAACAATTTATGTAGAGTTGGCAGAAGTGTTGGAATTTGATGGAAATTATATTAATTATCATCATATGGCAATGTTATGTGACAGAATGACATATTCAAGTAAATTGATTAGTATTTTTAGACATGGTATTAATAATGATAATATTGGTCCAATTGCAAAAGCATCTTTTGAGGAAACTCCAGAAATGTTCTTAAAAGCAGCAAAACATGGAGAATTAGATATTATGAGAGGAATATCAGCAAATGTTATGGTCGGTCAAGAAGGATTATTTGGAACAAGTTCTTTTCAGGTATTATTGAATACAAATGAAATGAAAAAGTTAACTATAACAGAAAAAAGTTCATCAGATAGTTATGAAAATTTGATTAAAAAACATTTTAGCCATATTGAAGATCAACAATCAGAATGTAGTTCTAGTAAATTAAAAATACAAAATAATATTACCAATATAAAGTTTAAAGGACTAGAATATGAAGATAATGAAGATTATATTATAGATGGATTATAAATTGATAAATAATAATAATATTATTATTATTTAATCAGAAGAATCATTTTCTAAAATGATTGGATAAGATTTTTTTATTGGTAAACCCTCTTCAATAGAAGAAGAACTATCTGAAACAAGTGTTACAGGAATAACTGGTTTACTAATAACTCTTTTTTTTGTTTTTCTTGTAGATATTTTCATTTTTTTTGTTTTATTATATTGTTTTAAATAGTTAATTTTTTGAATAGAATATATATCTAAAAATCTTTGGATATTAAATTTATTTTCAATAGAATCAATAATTATCTCTCGTTTATTTGTTTTTAATATTTCTAATGGTAAAAATATATTTGTTTCATTTATATTATATAATATTTGATAATTTAGTATAACTTTATTTCTTGTAGCAGATGTAATTATAAATACAAATTTATTAGATAAATTACCATACATAGTTAATACATGATTGAATAAAGATAATATTTTTTTTTGTGATAGTAGAATACTTGGTATTTTATAATGTTCCATCAAAAGAAATAAATCAAGATTTGAAATAAAAAAATCAGGAGATTTTATAAATTTTAATAATTGTATTTTTAGATCTTCTAAAATTTCATCATCCATATTAGCAGGATTTTCTGTGAACTTATAAATATCCATTATAAATTTTTTACCTTCATAATCTAATATATCTAATACTTTGTATAATACTAATAAATCATCTTTTAATAAATTATTATATAATTCATATAATTTATCATTAATTATCTCTTTAGTTATTTTTTCTCTCGTTGGATAGTATAAATTATAAATATAAATAACTATTTCATAACTACAACTCCTTG